CCTCCAAGCCCTTATATCGTCACCATCAAATGAAGTAACCAATCCATCAATGCCCACACTCCCTGGCTCCCACTCGCTATTCGTGTCATTCCACACCAATGCCTGGCCGTCTGCTGGGGCTGTGGTAGTGGTGTCTACGTCGGATAAATCTGTGATGCCAGAATTGCCCACATCTCCTGAAGGACCCTGAGGCCCTGTAATACCACGAGGACCTTGAATACCAATACCTAAGGGTCCAGCTTGACCTTGCGGTCCTTGCGGTCCTTGCGGACCAATATCACCCTGAGGGCCAGTAGGACCAGCAACAGTAGAGTCTGCACCTTGCGGACCTTGAGGTCCAGTAGCTCCTTGAGGTCCCTGAGGACCTGTTGGTCCAGCAACAGTGGAGTCGGCCCCCTGAGGACCTTGTGGTCCCTGAGGACCAGTAACCCCTTGAGGACCTTGAACAGTAGAATCGGCGCCAGTGTCTCCTTTATCTCCCTTATCACCCTTAAGTCCTTGAACCCCCTGAGAACCCGTAGATCCAACTTGACCTCTAGGACCTTGAGGCCCAGCAACTCCTTGCTCACCTTGAGGACCTTGTGGTCCCTGAGGACCAGGGACGACAGAGTCCGCACCTTGTTGCCCTGTAAGATCAGAAGTTACAAATGATGTACCATCGGTGTAATTTATAGTGAACGTACCATTACCGTTATCTACGGTTGATAGAACGCCAACTCCAGTATCTCCTTTATCCCCTTGAGGTCCTTTTCTCTCTAGGTTAACAGTAATTTTTGCCATTATACAGCCGTTGAGATATCTTCTTTAACTGTAAAATTCCCCCTTAGTATGGTTGTTACTTTAGAGAATCCATTAACATCAACCTTGTACTGTAGGTCATAAACAAACCTACCCACAGGAAGCCTTGATGTAGACTCAGCGGTAGATTTTAAAACGACATTACCTATATCATCCATCTCTTCAAAAATAAAGATTGGAGATTTAGCCTCTTTTGTTTCAGACACACCTTTGGTTTCAGACTCCTTTAAAGCAGAGGCTGCAATCATGGTTCGTTTTTGTTGGCTCAATGAAGGACCACTACTTCTAGCGTTAGGTGTTTTTACTTGAATAATAAATTCATAACCACCAGACAATAAAGGAAGGTCAAGCCCTTCGCTGTCTTTGAGGTTTATAAACAACTCAAAAGAGTCACCTCTCTTGCAGGAAATATCTAACTTCTCTGAAACGTCTAAATTTGCTTTCTTAGCCATATTAAATGAGTGGTTGTTGAGGTGGTTGCTGTGGAGTCATTGGCATCATAGGAGCGATTGGTTCTTGTATCTCTCCTCGCTTTCCGTCCCTCTGAGAGATTAACTTGCTTTGCTCTGCAGATTGCTTTTTAACTCGCTTATCCTTTCTGTCTTCTTTTAGGACCTCAAGCTTCTCTTTGAATTCCTGATCATCAGATCGAACACCAAGCAAGGCCTGAGCTTTAATCATTTCAATCTCTTTCCTGAACTCATGCTTCACTTGCTCTAGCTGAGCCTCTAACTGAGATTCGAGCTGCATCTTCTGGGAGTCAATTTGAGCTTGCATTTGCATCTCTTGTTGTCTTGCTTGTGAAGTAGCCATAGCTGATTGCTGCTGAATCTGAGCCTGCTGTTGTGAGTTCTGCATAGCCATCTGCTGATTAATAGCAATACGCTTCTTCCTACGAACCACAAGAAGCCTCTCAGCTTGATTCACATCCTTCATATTTCTAATAGCAATTGCATCCTCTATATCAATCTCTTTCTGCTGAAGAGAGATCTGAATGTTCTGCTCTAGGTAAGATTTATCCTTGTCCTCCATCTCTTTAACCACCTGCACACCAAAGTTGTACATAGGTAAGTCACTAAAAGATGATATCACCGACATGTTCTCTTGGCCGACAGCATTACTGTAAGCATTGAATATTACAGAATCTGGAGGCAGTATCTGAAGACACTTTACTACATCCTCGCAGACCTTCTTGTAAAGAACCATGGAGGCGTTTGTAATATCATATATCGCATTGTTGCCTGCAGCGATTGCATTCTGCTGAACACCAACTAATGTATCACCCTTCGGAGTGGAAGAGTCCATCATTTCATTCACTCCAGTCGCATCACGAATCATACGTAAGTAGTGATTGTAAAGACCGATCAACTCGTTTATGTTTCTGATAGTATTTCCTATCTCTCTTACTGGAGGGTTCTGGAATCCACCCTCTGGATTCTTACTCCTATAGTAAAACACACCAGTCTGTTCGTAGATATCATGCAGATCTAGTGGTTCAAGTTCACCACCCTTGCCTAGCTGTACATTCTCTAACCCCTCTATATCGATAATAAGTCCATCTGGCTTAGCCTTGGCAATCGCCTGCTGAATCTTCAAGTGAGTCAACTGTAGCATATCTGCAAAACCAGTGCAGCTGTCTACCATCGACTTCGGCATCATATTCCGAATATTGGTTGAGACAACAGAGTAAGACATCCTAGACTTCGATATGTCCTGGAGATTCTTAGGTGTGTTTTTGGTTCTTCCGTAATTAAATATCTTATTACAACCTAAAACAAAACTACCCCCATAGATAGTGGACACCTCCATTTTGTGAGGGTTTCTCTCGTACACACTCCCCTCCTTAGGTGTGTATTCAAATCCCTTCATGAACATATTGGTGTTACCAAACCTGTTCTCTTTTTCCTCGAAGTATATGCAATCCACTGAGACAAACTCAAAATCAAGTACGTCAACCATGTACTCATCGTACCCGTACTCATTTCGTTGAAGCTTATTGTTGTAGCTAGATGAGTTTAAGTAAGCGGCATTATTGCCATTCTTATTTCTTACGTTAGTAGCTATGTCCTTGAATTCACTCTCCTCAAACTCTCCAGCAGAAATTCTCTTTAGCTCCTGTATGGATATCCTCTTTATGTGACCCGCATAAATCAAGTCGTTAAAGTTAGGGTCCTCAGTGTAGCTATGTATGAAGTTTACGGGATCAACATACTCAGTCTTAATACCTTCATTAGGATCATTGCTTCTCTTAGTGATAGCCATACCTAAAGCAACAAGGTCGTTAACGCATCTCCTGAATATGCTGTCATTAAAATCATTCCAGGATAGCGTCATGTTAGTAGCTATCTGAGCAGCCACCTCCGCATCAGTCTTTACGTTAGTACCTAAGAATATCTCTGTCTCCTCCTCTGAATCTGGGAGATTCTCTGGGTCGATGTCCATAACCAAACCAGTCTTCTTCTTAAGCTCCATGAGCTGCTTTTTAGCAGCTACTTGCATCTCAATCCTCTTCTTATTTCTGTTCTTTTCAGACGAAGAAAGCGGATCAACGGCCTCTAAGTTAGGGTATGGATTTTTTGAAAGTATCTTGTTGACTACTACTCGAACGAACTTAGGCAATATAGGTACTGGGGTATAATCTAAGTTAAGTAGACCACCATCACCGTCATTTGGATCTAACGACCTAAGAAGCTTTTTGTATATGTTTGTGTCTTGTACGCCATTAGCGTAATCCCTGCTTCTCTCAAAAGTTGCCGTTCGTTTCCCATGTATGGAGTTTGCTTCGTCGCTTTTCCCCCATTGAGATTCTATCGCCTTAGCATACTGCAAACCATATTCATTGCTTTCCTTCTTCGAAGTTTCCGCCAACGGATCTGGAAAAGAAGTTCCCTTCTTCTTGCTGTATTGATTATTCATGTTTCTATTGCAATGTATGCGTATTTTGCAAATATAATAAATCCGTATTAGACCTTATATCTCCTGAAAAAGCGCTTGTCAGAGAAGTTAGATTTAGGTTTCTCTTTCTTTACTTTTTGAGCAGCGAGTAGGGCCAACCCAGAACTGATAGTTAAGTCAAACTTAGTTCGCTTGTCTATCTTATATCCTATCCAGTCTTCTAAGGTTCGGTTAAAATACATCTTTCCGATTTCACCAGTCTCTATGTTTACACCAACATGATCGTGAATGTAGCTTTCTATAGCGTGAGCATGAGACTGTATGACATCCTGCGAGTTAGATGGTATGCCTTTTGTTCTTACACTTACTGACGAGTTGCCTGTTTTTAAATGATCGGGTCTATCCATAAGGTAACCATCGTAACCTCTTGATTCAAAGTACCTTGCAATGCCGTACTTATTGTTCTCTATAAGTAAAGGGTACCCATAAAAGAAAGCACACATTAAGACATCCTCGTAGAATATACTGGCAAGATCTGGACGTGATGCATACTCAGCCACGAACATGTTAGGGGGTGCATCCATGCTAAACTTATTGTACATATGAAGAGCACCTTTTGATCCCCTCCCATCAACCGTGGCGTCTAAATCGTAAGAGTCAACGCCACCACAGCCTATGTGAGCGTTCGGTGGGATAGGCTTACCCCTATTGTCAGACCTTTTATTCTTCAGATGATCTGGTGGAATCCAGGCAACTCTAAACCTACCATTAGGGTCTGGAGAGAAAGCCACCTCCTCGTCCTTTTTCCTCCATATAAAGTTACCCTGTATCACTGGGTTAGGGTATAGGTCGTCGTTACTTTCTATTTGTTGATAGATCTTACCTATGTTAAATAGACTACCCTCGATACTGTCTCTAAAGGCTTCGTCCTCCGTGAAAGGAAACTGCCTGATTATCTCATTAAGCTCAGAGGGATCATCCTTGAAGGACTTGCGTTCATTCTTCAGGTACGTCTTACTGCCTTGATCTACGATATCACCATCTATACCATGTATGTGTATGCCTTGAGAGGGATCCTCTATGATAGCATTTCCGTAAACATCAAAGAAGCCTTCTAAAGCCTCATAAGCTGGTATAAATATTCTGTATAGTCCAGACCTAGTCCTTCCATTGTTGTTTCTTTCTGAGGTGTCAGAATCAGCCCAGAGACCCTTGTACTCATCCCCTCCTTTACTCATTGGGTTAACCGTACTACCTACAAGCGCCTTACCTATGACCTTCTTACCTACAATCAAACAGGTTCTTTCAATTCTCCATGCCTCCCTGATGTCGGTAGGCTTCTCCCACTTGCCAGCCTCATCTAGGTACAGCATGTGAAGCTTCTCACCGTCATATGCGTTGTTAGTGGTGTTCTTCCAGTTTATAACTGAGTTCAATGCATCCCCACGCTGAGAGGTCTTATTGTTCTTTGTGATGCGCTTAGATGGCTCGCGAAATGCCAGCTCCATACGAGGGTTTGTGGTACCGTCCTGAATAGGCTTAAAGAAGAATGGGTAGCTACGAAATATCGCAACCACCTTCTTCATGAATATGTTTTCCTGAGAGTCCTTACCAGTCTTCGACTGTATGCCAAGAAGCTTCTCTTTAACTTGCGTAGCTTCATCAACGAGTACAGCAGAGCATATATTAGTGTA